ATTCTATGTCATCTGTTTCACCAAGATTCTGTCCACCAGGAAGTGTACTGATCTCAGTACCACGACCACCCTCTCGTCTTGGCAACCAAAAATCTTCCAACATAGAAAGATGTTTTCTTTGATCTTGAACTTCACCAGTAGATGCATTGTATATCATCTTCTGTTTATAACGATTCATTACCGTTTGCAGATATTGTTCTGCTTTCAACTTAGGTAAATTACCAACATCAATATAAAATATTCTTCGTTCTGGAGCTCTTGCCAATCTATAGATAACAAGTGCATCTTCAATCATCCGTAATTGATTCCACGGTTTGATTGCTTTAAATAAATAACCAACAACAATTTGTTTTACTGTATCAATTAAACCAGAGTGAACATATGAAATAGCATCGGGTGCAACCTGAACAGCATTTTTTACTCCTATTGTTCCCTGTTGATATTTACCCACATTAAATGCATCAGGTGTATAAAGATAATATTCTAATATCTCTTCAACCAATTCTATTTGATTCTGTCCACCAGCTTTTGATTTCTTTACTTCTCGTACTTTTTCAATATTCAAAGGATCAATTGGAATCAATTCTTTAATTCCATCCTTCGGTCGTTTCATATCAATTACAATATGATGATACAGTCTAGCATCAATATACCACTTCTTAAATAAATCTGCACCTGTCAAATTAAAATCTAACAGATCAAGAATTGTAGTAAATTCAGAATGTATCTTATCTTTAATACTATCTGTATAATCTAATGATTCCAAGTCAAGAGCAACAGAAGGCACACCTTCCTCATGGATAACAGCATCATTAATAATATCTTCTATGGCTCCATCCACTTCATGTGAAAAAGACATATCACGATATTTATGGACTAACTTGTTTTCATCTTGAGCATCTGAATCTGTATTAAGATAATGCCCAAGAATCCCACCTCCATCAATAATCTGTGTTGCTCCATCAAGGTTTTCTGGTGTTACAAAAGTTTTGCCCTTCTTCTCTTTCTTGGATTTTATCTCAAAACCAAATAATTCAAACGCCATAAAAAGTTCCTTTTTAAAAATTCATAATAAATGGGGGTGAGTTTATCACCCCCATAATTCAATTTAAGCAATAGTTCCACTCATCCGTGCCGAGGCACTAACATTACCATCTGTATCTGCACTAACACTAATTCCACCTTTGATTCCAGAATCAGAACCAGCTGATACAGTACCAGGACCTGCGAACCAATGATTAACTGCAAATGTAACAGCATATTCTTCTACTGCATCATTTGAATCCCATGCCAAATCAATAGCTGCAACTTCTGTTGGATACATACTTGAAATTATATAAGTACGCATATCCGAACCATCTCTGGCAAGTTGTGTAACAGTTGCACTACCATATGGAAAAGGCAATGAAGATGTATTTTCTTCATGTGCTTGCATACCTGCCATCCATTCTTCAAACTTTCCACGAATAATCATACCACTATCATTAAATACAGTTGCTGTCCAATCTGCAAATGTACGATCTCCCGGAACTTTTAACTGACGCCCATGATAAGGTACATCAATATTACCTACTGTAGACGCAGGTAATGATGTTCCCTTACAATGAAACTCAAATCCGGGTAATGAACTTGTAGCAGGTTCAATACGACATACAAACAGATTCGGTCGTACTCCACCTTTAAATCTACTTTGAAACTCATGAATACTTGTTGCCATTTTATTACTCCTTTAAGTTGTTATAGTATTTATAAGATTAACCACCGATTTCTGAAAAAGAAACATCAGTTCTAGCGGCAATAAAATTTAACTGGATGTAGTTAATAGAACGTGCTGGTTTAATATAAATATCACCAACAAACTGATTCGTATCAATAATCTGTCCAGTATTATTTGAACCATCACATACTACCTTAAAGTCCGTAATACCTCGGCGTCCTTTAATTTCTCTCAAAAAAGGTGTTACCATATTTACGAAAGAACTTCGTGTAAACACATCATTAAACTCAAATAACATAGCCTTGGCTGCTATAGAAATTGCTTTTTCCAAAACAATAAACAGTCGGCGTACGTTAATTCGATCAAATGCAGTTGGAGTAATCTGACAAGTTTTATCTCCCCACAATACTGCACCGGCACCTGTGATATTAATCAAAGGATTAATGCTCTTTTTATATAATTCATCACGATCTGCTCTTGATGGCTCCCAAGACAATTTAACAATATTCTTAATCTGTCCTCGAGTCATTCCAGCAGGTGACCACCATGCATCATTAGTATATTCTGTTCTGGCACAAAGACCAGCAGTATCACCATTCATCGGTACCCACATAAATGAATCTCGATAACGATCATATTGATATTTCCATGCACCATCAAAAACACAATAGTTACTAGAAATGTTTTTATCAGCAATTATAGCTGCATTTGTTTTTGTTGTTACAGCTGCAGCATAACCAGGTGATAAAAATACCATTGCGTCATTTCTTTCTGTTGCACCTAGACCAACCATACCTGCTAAAGAACTATTAGTAGCAGCATCTGTTTCTCCACCGAGAATCAGATTAACATCAACAACATCAGCTGTAGCAAACAAGTTATAACCTTTTCCTGCAACTGTTCGAGTAGCATATGTAACTGCTTCAGAAGCAGAACTATAACCATTATCACCCCATCCCATAGACCCACCTAGAATACCTTCAGCATTTGTTGCACTATCAAAAGTTTGAAATGCCGCTCCGACTTTTGGTTGACCAGCTTCTCTACCTGCCGCAACTGATAATGTAGTAAGTTGTGTTACATCACCCAACCATACATATTTTGATTCGTTGCGTAAAACATCTTTAACATAGTTAGATGAACCATCATGTCGTTTTGCATCAGAAGCTTTACTTACATAAGCATGTTTCTCTAAAACATATCCAGGTGTTCCTGTCCAAAGTCCATCTTCATCAATAACAAGAATATGCATCTCGTCATTATATGTACCTGAACCACCGTTTGCCGCAAGTACATCTGCTGATGTTCCCGGTGCTCCATCAAAGCTTGCAATAAAATCTGCATTGATTGTGGAATCTGCCCAACCATTAGAATCAATAGCTTGAACTTTTAAACTATTACCTAAACTACCTGGGTATTTAGCAATAAATAATACATCATTTGCAGGTGTAATAGAATCATAATGAGTTGCATTATATACATCTGCTCCGGCTGCTGCTGGAGCATTATCTCCAATAGTTGCATTCGTTGCGGCAGTTTCTACACATCTTGCAATAATTAAATTATTTGAATATGCAAGATAATTTGCGCATGTCCAAAAATGTTTGTATGTTGCTGCATCAGGTTTTCCGAAAATATCAACCAACTCATTTTCGGTTGTAATTGTGGTGCGTTCATCTACTGGGCCCCATTGGAAACCACCAGCATATGCACCAATAGCTGTTGCTACATTTGGTACAACAGTTGTTAAATCTTGTTCGGAAACATTTATTCCCGGCGATACTTGAAAAGCCATTTGATTTCTCCTTTACATTCTTAATATTGATATAGATTTTACTGTTTGTATGTATGAACTCTTTCCCATTTTGTACCATCGGGCATTTCTTCATACTCGTCATTCAATCCATCATCAATAATACCAAAAGGAATTGTCATATCTTCTATTGAATCCATTTTAGTTTGATATAACTTTTCTCTAATATTCAAATTACTCAGTTCTTTAAAATATTGCTGATCTACCATCCAACCAAATAAAACCAATGTTGTAACCAAATCATCATTTGAACCATCTTCAGCTCCAAATGTATCACCAACAGTTACGAATGTTGTAAGCTCAGAAATAATATCATAATCAGGGATAAATAATTTATCTTCTTCAATTAGACTTTTTAGATTAGAACAACCTATCTTTTTAACATTTTTGGTTGTTCTTACTCCGTAAGAGATATCTTTTTTGTGTCCACTTGAAAGTTGCTGACCATGCCTACCATACCATGCTACAGTAAGTAGATTCTCATACTCTAAATCATGATGTAAAACATCAGCTACTTGAGCTCCAATGTCATTACTTTCTACTAAAACATAAGCATTATTATACTTCTTTGCAACATTATTTATAATATTAGGGAAAAGCAGAGGTGCAATCGTGTTATCACGATACTTTGCTACAATTTGATATGGAACTGCTGTCGTATCAAAAACTGTAAAAGTAGAATAATCTAATCCCTGACCCCTTGCTGTATCAACTGTAATAGCATAAACTTTATTCATCTCTGGTTCTTCAAAAACATCCAGATTTTCTTTTGACCATATAGGTGTACTATAAGATAATTCTTGCAACTTCTCATACGATATAAGAGTATTGGAAGAACCAAGAAAGTCTGCCTCATACTCTTGACGAAATGCTTCTTCACCAATATCAGAGATAATATTTTTACGCCATT